ACTTAAAACAATTCCTAGATCACATAGACAGCCTCTGATTTGTGATTATTGATTTTCCACTAATTCATTTAAAACGGATACCTCTTTCAATAGCCGCCTTCGTGATCTAGGAATTGTTTTAAGTTCCAAGGAATTAACTAAAGTCCTAGAAAGGAAGCCCTCTCTTAAAAGTATACACAGTTGTTTGAAAGCTCTAAGACCTCATTCAAGAGTCTCTGAGAAGGAAATTAAAAACCTGCTCTCTGATTTTAGGATTGCAAAATCCAACTTCAACTTTGCCAAACGAACAAAGCGAACCAAGAGTGTTAGCTGTGGTTGCAACATCACTTGTGATTGCGAAGCATCAGATATCACCGAGAAAACCTCTCTCTGTTCTATTTCTGAGATTAGCTCTTCCTCAACAGCATCCGAATTAACTCAAGATATGGCCAATCTTTTCAATTTAAACACTGCCATTAATGAAGCTGGTGCTCCTGTGTCTAATCTAGATGAGACTTCTATAGCCGCCAATCTAGATAAAGATAAGGATGATTTTGTCAACCTCATTATTGAGTACTTAGGTAATGAGGATGTCATGAAATGTATCCTCATAGAGATAGCATATCAGGGTTTTGATCCTGCATTCATAAGAGCCCAGATGAGAGCTAGACAGCCTGACCAAGAGAAAAGGAAGAAACAAGTAGGTTTTCTTGTACTCCTAATGTTATCAAGAGGATCATCGTGCATTGGCAGGACAGGCAAAGTAAAACCGGAAACTGCTGACTACATCTCCAAGCTTGTGGAAATTTACTCCATAAAGCGAAATGTTGATCCTTCTGTTTCCAACCGTGATTGTGTTACTTTGCCCAGGATCTTGAACAGTTACCCTGAAGTCGCACTTGCTGTCTTGAGTAAATACCCTCAAGTGAATAGGCCAGTCTCCAAGGAGCAAATGATTCATCTTGGTTATGATGATTTCCTCTCTAAGCTTAGAGGTTCATTTGTGTTTTCATGTTTGCCCATGTCTGTGTCTACAGCTGACAGGGACAAGCATGAGGCCACAATCAAAGCTCTTTTAGCTTACCAAGTGGAGGAGAGTATCATTCTTAGAAAGAATAAAAGGGAGAAAGTGGACAAACCTCAAATATTGTCGGCAAATCTGGTCTATGCACTTGCTGCTCACTCCAGTCAGATTGTGTCAAACAACTTGAGGGAATCCTATGATTATGGCCTACAAATGGCTACTGCTCAAAAGTGGATTGCCACATTCAACAATACTTACCCAAGCTACACAGATGTACATAAGCAATTTGTTTAGATTTTAAGGACAAAGGCCAGCCAAAAGGGATTTTTAGGTTTAATCCCAACTGTAGAAATTTTAACCTATCTGTATTTTTGTTAACAATTAATCAACTTATACTTATTCTCATCATGTATTGGAATAGATTTTAAGTTCTTTTATTTTGCTACTAATTTTAGAGTTAAGAATCATATGGAATATTTTTTGTATTGGATTATGCATTACTCTCACTTATCAGACTATAGATAGTTATTAGTTTTTTTATTAGTTTAATTACTGAGGCTGGTCTTTGGATTATGCATTACTCTCACT